AACTAGAGCGCCGAGGGATGTCCGATTGCCTTGTCTCGGCCGACCTATCGCCGCTGCCAGAACTTGTCCGCGCGCAGATCGCCAAAGAGCCCGACATGTCCGAGATTCAGAACGCCCTCGCGCCTTGGATCGACTATTGGCGCTCCTTGGAAAGCGGCCGGCGCGCCAAGGAAGCTGCCTGATGGCCCGCTACACCTGCGAGGACTGCGGCCACACCCTCAACAGCCGCCATGAAAGCCTCGACCCCCGCCATCGCTGCCCCAAGTGTGGGAGCGCCAAGCTGAAGCCGGTGAAGGCGTAACGCCTCAAACAACTGTTTGAATAAATATCGAAGAAATCAAACATGGCGCGCGGCGGAAAACGAGAAGGATCAGGCCGCCCCCAAGGCGCGGTGAATCGAGCGACCGCTGATATTCGCGAGGCCGCCCAGGTCTTCAGCGAACAAGCGCTTCAAGTCCTCGTGCAGGTCGCCACGGAAGGGGAGAGTGAAGCGGCACGCGTTGCTGCCGCGAACGCCATTCTTGATCGCGCTCACGGCAAGCCTAAGCAAGCTGTCGACGTCGAGGCCAACGTGGTCGCCAGCGTCCGTCGCATCGAACTGGTTGGCGTGAGGCCGGATGGAGGTCGCTAGGCTTCAGATCCCCGAAAAGCTCCTATGGGTGTTCGAAGGCCAAGCCGACACCCGAGGCGCATACGGCGGCCGGGGCTCAGCCAAGAGCCGCACCTTCGCCAAGATGACGGCCGTGCGTGCTCACATGTGGGCCGAAGCCGGAGATGAAGGGATCATCCTCTGCGGTCGCCAGTTCATGAACTCCTTGGCCGACAGCTCTCTTGAAGAGATCAAGGCCGCGATCCGCGAAACGGAATGGCTGAAACCTCACTTCGATATCGGCGAGAAGTACGTACGCACGGCCTGCGGGCGCATCAGCTACACGTTCACGGGCCTCGATCGGAACATCGACAGCGTGAAGTCCAAGTCACGCATCAAGCTCGCCTGGGTGGACGAAGCCGAGCCCGTCACCGAAGAGGCCTGGGCGAAGCTGGACCCGACCCTTCGTGAGGAAGACAGCGAGCTTTGGGTGACGTGGAACCCGGAGAGCAAGCGCAGCGCCACACACAAGCGGTTCAGGGAAACCAAGGACCCGCGAACCCGTGTCGCCGAGATGAACTGGCGCGACAATCCGTGGTTCCCCGCGATCCTGGAGCGCAAGCGGCTCAAAGACCTAGCCGAGCGCCCGGACCAATACGACCACATCTGGGAAGGAGGGTTCAAGGCCGTGTTCGAGGGCGCCTATTTCGCGACCCAGATCGCGCAGATGAAGGCCGAGAAGCGCCTAGGCTTCGTGCCCAAGGATGAGCTGATGCGGCTGCGGACCTTCTGGGACCTTGGTCAGACCGACTCAACGGCCATCTGGGTCGCGCAGTTCGTCGGTCACAAGATCGCTGTGCTGGACTATCACGAGGCGCAGGGGCAGCCCTTGGCATACTACGTCAATTGGCTGCGCGAGAGCGGCTATGGCTCGGCGCTCTGCACGCTGCCGCACGACGCGAGCCATCCAGATACGATCTTCTCCACGCGCTACGAGGACGCCTTGCGCAAAGCAGGGTTCGAGGTGCGCACGGTGAAGAACCAGGGGAGGGGGGCAGCCATGCAACGCGTGGAGGCGGCTCGCCGGCTGTTCCCGCGCATCTGGATCAACCAGGCGACGACAGAGGCTGGGGTCGAGGCGCTGGCTGCCTACCACGAGAAGCGCGACGACAAGCGCGAGATCGGGCTTGGGCCTGAGCACGACTGGGCGTCACACGGCGCCGACGCCTTCGGGCTGATGTGCGTGGCCTATGAAGAGCCCAAAGCCACAGCGAAGCCTGCGCCGCCCAAACGCCCCCTCGCGGCCGGCGCAACGGCCTGGATGGGGAACTAGAACGTGGTAGAATCGCTGCCATGACACCGCACGCCGCCGCACGCTTCGCTGTCCTTTGTTTCGCGGAGGCGCGAGCCAGAGGCTTGGCCGCGCCGATAGAGTTTCTCGTGGCCGACGACAATGAGGAAGTCCCTTGCCTACGTCAGTCGTACATGGAAGCGCCAGCCCTAACGAAAGGCTGCATTGAAGAGGCAATGAGGGAGTTAGCGCTAGCGATACCGGCCAACGCGCGATTCTTGCGCGCTCTGCGATTGCCCCAGCAATGTCCTGCGGCGCTCGCGAAAAAGGGGATATTCAGGTACGCTACCTGGAAGGGCGCTCAGCTCGCCAGGACCAGCACGTCCACCGGTTTGATGTCCTCTATGCCCTTGAGGAGAACGTGGCCGGTTAACTAGTCCAAACAGTGGACGTTTTCCGTCACATCGATATACTCTACCAAATCGGTAGGGATTAGAATGGCGACTGAGCGCGACGACACCGAGCCGCCCGAAGAGCGCGAGGACGATGCGCCGCGCGCGTTTGGAATGCTCGGCAAGCGCAGTGAGGCCGAAAAGCAAAAGATCCTTACCGAAGCGCGCGAAAGGTTTCGGCGTGCGGAATCGTGGGAGGCGACCTTCCGGGGCCGCTTCAAGGAAGACATCCGCCTCGACGCCGCCGACGCCTACAATCAGTGGCAATGGCCGACCGACGTCCTGTCGTCGCGCTCCGGCCAGCCGTGCCTGACCATCAACAAGATCAGACAGCACAACCTCGACGTCCTGAACGATGCGCGCCAGTCCAAGGTCAGCATCAAGGTCCGCGCGTTGCGGGATGGGGCGAGCTACGACAGCGCCCAGATCTACGACGGCATCATCCGCCACATCGAGTACATCTCCAACGCCGACAGCGCCTATCAGCACGCTCTGGCCTTCGCTGTCAGAGGCGGGATCGGGTTCATTCGCCTGGCGACCGACTACGCGGACGATGACAGCTTCGACCAGGAGATTTTCATTCGTCGGGTGAAGGACCCGATGAGCGTCTATCTCGACCCCGACATCAACGAGTTCGACGGCTCGGATGCGCGGTTCGGCTTCGTCTTCACCGACATGCCGAAGGACGAGTTCGACCGGACCTATCCGAAGCTGAAGGACATTGCGCGCAGCACCGAGCTGAAGCCCGAGGAAAGCTGGGCCGACGACGATCACGTCAAGGTGGCCGAGTATTTCCGGTGCGTGAAGTCGGAAAAGCGCCGCATCGCCTTTGTCGATCCTAACACCGGCGAGCCCAAGGTGCTCAACGAAGACGAGATCGACAAGAAGCTGATGGAACAGGTCATCGACGCGCCGGACACCAAGGTCCGCAGCATCGAGGACACGACCGTCGAGCACTTCCTGATCGTCGGCGACATGCTGGCCGAAGAGAAGGTCTGGCCCGGCCGCTACATCCCGCTCCTGCGCTGCGTGGGCGAAGAGACGGTGATCGACGGCCAGATGGACCGCAAGGGCCACACCCGCGCCCTGATCGACCCTCAGCGGATGTTCAACTGGTCTGCTAGTTCCATTGTCGAGTACGGCGGATTGCAGAGTAAAATTCCCTATATCGCCGCCGCCGAGGCTATCGAAGGCTACGAGACTGATTGGGAAAACGCGAATACGGTCAACAAAGCCGTGCTCGCCTATAAAGCGGTTTCCGAAAACGGCACAAAGCTCGACAGACCAGAGCGCCAGGCTCCTCCGATGAGCGCGCCGGCCTATGTCCAGCTCATGCAGGACTCGGCCGAGTGGATGCGCATGGCGTCGGGCCAGTACCAAGCCGACATGGGCGCCCCGTCCAACGAACGCTCGGGCGTCGCGATCATGCAGCGCCAGCGGCAGGGCGACAACGCGACTTATCACTACCTGGACCACCAGGCCTCGATGATCCGTTACTGCGGCAAGCAGATCATCGACCTGATCGGCAAGGTTTACGACACCCCGCGTACGATCCCGATCCGCGACGAGGCCGGACTGGAATCCGACGTGCGTATCGACCCCAACGCGCCGGAAGCCCTGGTGCGTGAGAAGACGGGGCCGGACACTGAGATCGTGATCTTCAACCCGAACAAGGGCAAGTACGATGTCATCGCCGACGTGGGCGCGGCCTACGCCACCCGGCGCCAGGAAGCCTTTGCGGCC